GATGAATTGTGGTGGCAATAAGCATCTACAACATAATTATTCATTCCGCATTGATTTGCCTGTAGACAGATATCAGCGCCAAAAAGATGATGGTGCGGTATTTTCTCATCAAATTTAATCTTATTAAAAGAATACTTTTTAATGATCAAAATCAATTCATCTAGTGTTCTAACCTCTGTCGGTCTTTCATCATATGATTTGAGTATATTTCCTCTATCTAAGACATTTGCGAATATCTGAGATCCTTTAACCCCTGCAACACCGAGAACACCCCAATCAACATTACCAAGCTTCTTGATTGAATCATTCAACTGGTCATGGAAAGTTATAGGCAAATAGACATCTTGATGAACGAATATGATTACATCTTGATTTGCTTCTCTAATAGCATCATTATAGGCTTTAGAAACAGATGAATATTGCAATTTAAGAATCAAATCATTTGATATAATGCATGGTGATGCCAATAGATTTTTATTTAAAACTTCATTATCATTTGTTGCACAAACTATGGTAAATTTCATTTAACAGCCTTTAACTCAGCATTAACCCAACAAATATGTTCTTTATTTTTTTCAGTTGTTGAAATTGATATTAATTCAAATTTGCATTTGATGCTATATAATGCTCTATAAGCATCCATTGTGTAATAGAGAAAGCTATTTTGATTCCAAAAAGAATAGTGCGTAGGATCTTGGAAAGCACCCCTGCCATCAGTTGATGGAGTTAATGAATAGAACATTCCACCTGGTCTTAACAATCGCCATATCTCATTCATTATGTGTATTCTACGATCATTATTAATATGCTCTAAAAAATCATATGCATGAATTTCAGAAGCACAAGAATCATCAAGGGGAATTATTTCATTGCAATCACAAATCAAATTAACTCCTGGCAAATCTTGACAATCTATTCCAAACATCCCTGGTATTTTTCTTCTACCGCACCCTAAATCAATCTTCATTATTTCCACTCCACAATAGGCGACGCAATACATCTACAGTTATAATCTTCTCCTGCATGTCCATATCTTTCTTCTTGCCCTTTCTCTGATATTTTAGGTGGGTTATCCCATGATATTATATCACCGTCTAATTCCATATGTCTTAACCTTGTTTTATGATCATGCAAAGCTTTCCATTTGTATTTCTTGATTCCCCATTGCTGATATTGAGATTGTTTAAATTTACTTGTTAATAATGCAGTTTCTTGGCGAGCAATAAATTTCCATCTATTTTTATTGATTTTAAGTCTTTCACCAATAAATTCTTCAATATATCTTCGTGGAGATCCATCTAATATCATTGTATGCAAATCTTTTCTAAATTTCTCGACAATCTCCTGTGAGATATTTGTCAAAACTGCTTTAGATCTATCTTCGAATTCAGATAGTAATTTCTCTCTTATTGGCAAATCGGTTGTTGTTAAATAATCACGCTGTATTTTTTCCATTCCCTTTACATCTAACTCAGGTCTAACTGTTAATACCGTCCTAACTGTTTTACGAAACTGTTTTGATACAACATTTATATTTTGATTACCAATATCTTTTACTGTAGATGTTTTGATAAATTTAGTTAAATTAATAGCAATATCATCAAGCTTTTTGTTGATTCTATCCATTAATTTTATTTGATCATTTTTTCTTTTTTTAATGAATACTCTTAGATCGTAAGGCAATTGATATTCATCTAATGTCCATTTCTTAGAGACCATTTTACCACCTAGAGCCTTAATATCTTTTGATATAGCTGAGGATATCTCACCGACAAAAACACCGTCAACATAGTTAATATCACCGTCTATAATCGCTTTTTCCAAAGCATCATACTTTGCATTATCTATCCTAATAGCAGTTGTTTTTAGTAATGGCATAAATATAATCTCTTTTAGATGATTATAAATATACGAGAAATATAACATATGCCATTCATCACGATAAATAATAGGTTTTAATATTGTCTCTGTCATTAGTAAATATTCACCTCTTTTTCTGGCTCTATTTTAGTTATTCCTAATTCCTTCATTTCTTCTAATGTTAAAGCTTCTGAAGGCTCAAGATCACCGAAAAAGATCTTTTCATTGTTGATCAATTCAATGGCTTTTTCGCTTGTAACTAGACCAGAATTAACTAATGATAATACTCTATTAAGTGTTTCGGTTTTTATGTTTGATTCCTCTTTACTTGACATTACCCTGAGAGGCTTGAAATCAAATGTGATATTATCAGGGATATATCCTAACACTTTTTGAGATACTATTTTTAGGATCTCAATCATTCCAGTTTTAACTTTTGTCCTAATGTCAGATTCAATCATCGAATTATAGTTCTCAATATCTTCTTCGCCAGCCGAAAAACCACTGGCACTTAGACCAAATAATTTTGTCATAGGCATCCTTAAATCACATGCTAGACCGATCCTTATTTGCGTGAGGATCTCAGCCAGTCCACCGAATGCCATCGTCTTCTGCTCAAAATCATCATCCTTATCGATGACCAAAGCATTTTGATAGTTTTTTATTTTTGCCGCTTCTGATATTCGTTTTGCTGTTTGAAATGATCCTTCATCAGTCATCATTTGTGAGTTGAAGCCTTGGATCTTTAAAACATCTATTTTACTTTCATCCATTAATTCATATGTAACATTTTGGTGCTTTATATATTGATTATATGACCTAATTATTTTTTCTAATTCAGATACTCCCCACCCGCCAAACTGTCCCCTGATAAGAGAGGGAGCTTCTTTATTATTAAGCTTTATAACCCTTGATTTGTGCATTCTATGACCATAATAGTTATATGGGCAATCAAGTATTTCATCCTCTTTAAATTTGTCTAAAATAGAATTGCCTTGAGGGAAATAGGATAATTCCCAACGATCAGCGGCATAAAAATCAAGGGGTGTTTTTTCTGTTATAGAAGCAATAATAAATTCTTTGGTCATATCTTGACCGCAATTTATAATTACACCAGCTCCACCGTACAATCTCGACCATTTTAATGCCTGAGAGTATTTAGATATGATCTCATTTCTTTCGATATATCCATACATTTCGTTAATTTCATCACTTGAAATTTCTGGGCATTTAATATCAATACCACCACGGAATGCATCATCAATAGGTTGATCAATAAGCACCTGGACAATACCATGCTCTAAATATGTTTCCGACAACAAGGCTCTGTTTAGAGTAATCGTGTGAAATCGATTATTATGAGACAGATTAGATGTAGAGCTTAGATCCGCACCGAGATAAGTAACAAAATCAGCAATTGAATTTTTTCTTATATCATTTGATATAGGTTTATTACTTTTCGAGTTATTATATAATTTTTTCTTTGATCCAAAAGATTTAACTTTTTTCTTTTTCATAAAAAAACCTCTAATATTTTAAAATAGTTTATTTTAAAACACCCTTGTCGTAAATAGTTATTTTACGCCTTATTAAATGAGAGATTGAATATCTGAGGGCATCTAAACAATGATTGTAATCATCGATCACGATTGGGAGGATATCATTAGTTCTCTTATCAATTTTGAATGAATACCTCTTAAATTCTTCTAATGTTTTTGGGCATCTAGGATGAATTATGATTTTGTTAAATCCTTTAAGGTACTCAATTCCATCCTCTATCGATCCAGACCATTTTTCTGCGGCAATAATGTTCCATTGTCCGTAATTCTTAAGAAATGAGATTGTTTCAGGTCGAGCACAATCTGCCAATATCTTATATCCCTTTTTATATATAACACTAGATATAAGATTTGATAGGTGCGGTATTTCAACATGATGGCCATAAGCTTCTTTGTCGATATATAGATCCTTATCCCTGATAAAGCATCGAATAACGGTTGATGGATCATTTGCAAAGCCAAAATCCATACCATGATAAAATGCTTCTATCCCTTCTGAAGAAAAATCCTTGACAACATATTTACCTTTGAAAACTTGTGCATCTGATATTGTTCTTAATTCTCCCTCCCAAACGTGCAAATATCGCTCGTAATCGGTTTCTCTTAAATGCCTTAACTCATCCATTAGAACAGCCGGGAAATGCGGATTATCGCTATAATTGACCTTCTTGACGATACAGCTTGGTTGCTTATCAATTACAAACATCTGATAGACGGGATCATCTTCGTGTGTGGGATTGAATGATATGATAAATTTACTATTTGGCTTTCGTATTGTAGGGATAAGAACATCCCACGAGTTTTGAGAGACCTTGTCAGCTTCTTCAATCCAACATAGGTCTACACCTTCAGTTGATTTTACAGCTTCTATGTTATGAGCAAGGCCCTTAAAAATGAATAGACTACCGTTATATGTTTCAATCTCAGTATTCTTGATTGTGAACCATTTGTGCAAATCATATTGTGTTATGATTGCCTTTAAAAGCGCATGGACAGATTCTATAATTGATGATTGAATTTCTCTTGTGCAAAGGATCTTAAGGTGCTGATTAAGAGCAGCAATGATGAGGTATCTTGCAATCGAGTGAGATTTTGCAGATCCACGACCGCCATAATAGACATAATATCGGTGTTCTGTAAATAATCCCTTGAATGCCTCTGGTATTAAGATGTTCATTGGTTTTTATTTTTTTCTGTTTTCCCAACATTTAACACAAATATTATTAGTCTCTTTTCGATCACATTTTTTGCAATCACATCCCTCAACTTTTCCACAAATACGACAAGTGTTTTTAAAGTGTGGTGTCATCTGGGTTTACCTCAGTTGGTTTAACATCAATCGTTTTTACCTCAACACCAAAGTTTATAATAGGACGGTCCTCTTTATCATTATTAATATTTGTTGTCTCTATTCTATCTTTCCAACCGCACAAATTTTTCATTGTAAACATTAATAATTGATTGTTAATTCTACCGCCTTTATCAATATCTTTGTTAACGAATTTTACAACTTTGTTAATGATTTTATATTTCAGGTCAACTTGATGAGTTTTGCGGAACGTGCGAAAATCCATGTCATATTCGCGCTTTATGAATCTTGATATCTGTGAACGGTCGCATTGGAAAAACCAGGCAATCTCTTGTTCGGTTGCATTCATTTTTGCAATCGTTTCAAGTTTGGCTTTGTCGATTTCTATTGACGGTCTGCCTCTTTTTTTCTCAACTATTTTTTTCATAAAAAATCCATGTAATTAAATTCCATTCCAATAAAGTTTTTCCGTCATTTTTTTACAATTAATTTTATCGTGTGACATTAGAGATCTTTTTTCTATGTCATAAATCAATTTAAATCTTTTATCGGTTATATTATATTCTGATATATATACAGGAAATTGTCTTGACGCTGCCCAATCAAAAAATTCTTTATGATTAAATATAGAAATATATCCCTGAGTATTCTTATAAGGTATATCACAATAGACCGCAGAATTAGGTAATATATCAACGTC